GAAAAGGGAGTTACCCTTACGGGTGTTTCCTCCACATTTGCTTTAGGAACTGAGTCAGTTGTTGCTGACAGTTTACTAACATTAGACTCCTTACAAGTATCTTCAGCTTTAGGCTCCGCATCAGGTGAAGCTGAATCAGTTTATCCTTTAACAGGTGTTTCATCTCAATTTAATTTAGGCACTCCTAGCATAGAAGAAGGCACAGATGTAGTTCTTGGCAGTCTTTCAATGGCATTTACTGCTGGTGATGAGACAGCCTCTGGAACAGTTGATGCAGGTTGGGGAAGATCTACATGGGGATCTTTTGCTTGGAATGAGAATATAACTCAAACCGTAAGCCTAGATGGTGTAGCGATGTCTACAGCACTAGGAACCACTACACAAGAAGTAGGAACAGGTGTAATAGTATCTGTAACTGGTCTAAGCATAACAAGTGCCTTAGGCACAACATCACAAACAGGTACTGCTGTCGAAACTCTCGATAGCTTAACAATTGGAGCTGCTTTATCTGGTGCCTCTGGAATTACTGGTGAAGGTAATATTGGAGTTATTGCTCCTTCTGATCAACTTGATTTTAGCATTGGCTCAGTCACGATTGATATATTTACACAAGTAGACGCTCCATCTGTTGCAATGACATCGGCTTTAGGTACAGCAGTTGCTGAAGCAGATGCATTAGTCACACTTGGTAGTTTATCTAGTAGTTTCTCATTAGGAACAGAGACAGTAGAAGTAGGCACAGGAGTCATAGTTTCTGTATCTACTGTGGCTCTAACCTTTGCTGAAGGCACTGCAACACCATCAGCGGGAGCAACAGTAAATGTATCAGGGGCAGATTTAAGTATTATTTTAGGAGATACTTTTGAAACTCCTTGGGCAAACGTAGTTACAGGAGCAAGTAATACTTGGACAGAGGTAGACGCAGCATAAAAAGTGTTGCTTGGATAATAAAAAAAGATATATTTTAGAGAGGTAAAAACATGTCGAGCACATATTCAGATAGACTTAAATTAGAACTCATGGCAACTGGTGCGAATGCCAATACATGGGGAAATAATACTAATACAAATTTAACAGTCGTTGATACTTTCACTGCTGGATACTTATCCAAGTCTGTAGCAGGGTCGGCAGATGTCACTTTAACTACAGGTAACGCAGATGCAAGTGCCGAGGCAGCAAACAAAGTTATAGAGTTTACAGGTGCTCTGACTGGGGACATTAAAGTATTTGTTCCAGCAGTTGAAAACAATTATGTATTCTTCAACAACACATCAGGTTCACAAACTCTATCAGTAGCTCCTACTGGTCACTCTGGTAATGCAGTAGCAATCACTCAGGGTGCACACACAATCATGTACATAACTAATGATAACAAAGTTGTTGACATTTTTGCGGGATCTTTAGGAACAGTAGGTATAAAAGGTGTTACAACCTTTAATGATAATGTTGCAGTCGCAACAGGTAAAAAAATTACAACAGAAAATATTACACTTAATTCCAACGGTGTGGTCGCAGCTACTTCATATACAGGTAGTGGTGCTGCTTTAACAGGTATTGATCCCTTCCCTTCGTCTACATCAATGATATTTAATCAAGCTTCTGCTCCAACAGGTTGGACCAAACAAACTGGCACCGCGCTAGCAAATACTGCCATGTCAATCGTAGTTGGTTCAGGCGGAGGCACAGGTGGTGCTGATTCTTTCTATGATACTTTTGCAAGTTCAAGGAACACTGATACTACAAGTGCTACTGTTTCAGTATCAGGTTCAGTTGGAGGCAAAACACTTTCAACCCCAGAAATTGCATCTCATAATCACGTCCAAAATGTATTCTTACCTACACCTATGGGTAGTGCGGTTGATTTTAGAGTTTCTCCGATGGGTAACCAAGGAAACCCAAACACTCAAACATCTACACAAAATGCTGGTGGTGGAGGATCTCATACACACCCATTCACTGTTTCAAGTTCTTCTTTAGGTGGGACAATTTCCATGCCTAATATGAATGTAAAATACGCAAACGTAATTGTAGCTAATAAAGATTAATGCCAATATTCGACCCCGATGGGACGTGTCCTCTTCTTAAGAAGAAATGCATTAAACATAAATGTGTTTGGTACAATATGCTTCAAGGCAATCACCCACAGACGGGAGCGACAGTTCAAGAATGGGGATGTTCAATAGCCTGGATTCCTTTGCTTTTAGTTGAGAACTCAAAGCATATGATGGGAACACAAGCTGCTACAGAATCTTTTAGAAATGAAATGGTCAAATCTAATGCAGCCATGGAAAATATTTTTAAAAGTAGTGATTCAGCGAAAAATTTAATGATAAATGCACATAGCATCTTTGAATTATTAGGCAATCATCAAGACGCCATTAGAGATAATAACCCTAATTTAGAAGATGAAACCATTAGACAACTTAGTAATAATAAGGTAAAAGTTAATAAGAAGCCTAAAAAGGCAACAACTAAAAAGGTAAAAAAAGATGGCAACAACAGTAAATAATACAACAGTCAACGTTAGACTAACTATCATCTTTGATGCTGGTGGCTCCTTAGAAGGTGATGGCCCTGCGAAGGGCACTGGTAACACCGAGTCTGATGTTTATTTTGATGATAAAGTTTATTACAATTTAAGATCACACACAGAGATAAATTCAGAAATACATGCATTACAGTGGGATGCGTCGACCAACACTGGTCACATTGAATACACAGATAATAGAGATAATGACTCTATTTCATCTTTACCATCTTGGGTAACAAATGTTGTTATAAGAGCAGAAGCTGAGGACGTTTGGAAAACTAATTACGACTCAACATATAGTGCTCACTCTGATGCAGGTGCAGAGGATGACTCTGCTGCAGTAACTGCAGCAACAACTGCCGCGGATACAGCTAGAAATAATTATCTTTCAGGTCATAGTATCACTTATTAAAGTGCAAGATCATATTTTAGAAATAAGAAAATTTATTCCTGAAAATATTTGTAAAAAAGTAATACTATATTTTCAAGATTCTTTTGAGGATGCTTTAACTGTTGGTGGTTTAGATAAAAATATAAGGAACTGTTTAAAACAGGATATGTTAAACACTGACACCTTAGGAAAAAAAATAGTAAGTAATTATATTCAATCAAAGTTTTTTGAAATAGCAGATATATATAAACAAAGAAACAAACATTTTGCATTTGAAAAAATCAGCCAATTAGAATTATTAAAGTATGATTCAAATAACTACGATGCAGGATATTTATTTCATGTAGACGCAGGATCTAAATGCACTGATAGACAATTATCAATCTCTATTAATTTAAATAATAATTTTGAGGGAGGAGAATTTGTTTTTAACGTTGAAAATGATCATAAACAATATCCTCAAAATACTGGAGATATAGTGGCTTTTCCTTCTAGTTTCTTATTTCCTCATCAAGTAAATAAAATTAAATCAGGCAGCCGATATGCCATAGTTGGTTGGATTCAATAATGCAGCCACTGTTTATTGAAAAATTTTTACCAGATGAAATTTTAAATTTGACATATAGTTATTTGATTATGAAGTTTGGAAAACAAAAAGAATTTAAAGTTGACACACAAGCCAACTCTTTAATAGGAGAACACGCAGAGAATTTAATGGAAGTGTTGCTTGATATGTCTACACCTGTCATAGAACAAAATCTTGGTAAAAAATTATGGCCCACATATTCTTATTTTAGAATTTATGATAAGGGTTCAGATTTACCTGTGCATACCGATAGAGAATCTTGTGAGTTTACAGTTGCGCTTTGTTTAGGTGCAGATCCTATTGATAAACCTTATGAAATATTTATTGGGGAAAAAGATCAAACCTCAGATTACAAGTATTTTGATAAAGAAGAAAAGCTTACAAGATTAAGAATTGACGGCAAATACCCTATGTCACAGAATAATGCTTTAATTTTCAAAGGCATGGATAAATTACATTGGAGAGAAATTTGTGAACACGATCATTATATGATGGTTTTTTTACATTATGTTGATCAAGAGGGGCCTTACAAAGAATGGAAGTATGATAAAAGAAAATCTCTTTTAAAGTAGTGTTAGACAAAAAAATAAAATTCATATCTAAATATAAAGATTCTATACCAAATCCTAAACCCTCTTTATTACACATACCTAAAGAGTATAAAAATATGCAAACTTATTTTGACAATAGTCAAGGTTTGCGAGGAAAAACTTTAAAAAAATGCATACCATTTTTAGATGCATTAACATGTGGATATATAATTCCTTTCCCTATAGATTATTCCTATAGATATGACGAAGAAAATGAAAAAGCTTTTTTTGAAATAAATGAAACAATATTACAGTCAGAGGCACAAGATTTTGAAGTAACAACACATATAAGCCAACAAGTTCCAAATGAAATAAGGTACAACCGAAGAACAGTAGAGGCAGTGTTTAAGTTTAATTGCCCTTGGATAATTAAAACTCCACCGGGATACAGTTGTATATTCACTCAACCTTTTAATCGAAACTATCCGTTTAAGATAATTGATGGGGTGGTTGATACCGACTCGTTCAATTTAAACATTAACTTCCCTTTTTATTGGACAAATTTTTATAATGAAAAAGTAATGTTGCTACAAGGCACACCCATGGTATTAGTTATGCCTTACAAAAGAGATAGTTGGAAAATGGAATGTGTTGAAGAAACTAAGGAAGAATTAGAAAAAAAAGGATTAAAGTATTTGAAGGCTTTTGGAAATTATGTTGATAACTATAAAAAAATATTTTGGAAAAAGAAAAATTACAAATGAAATATTATATATTTGGTATACCAGAATCTGGAACAAATTATGTTAAAAATTTAATTGGAGTAAATTTTTTTAACGAAAATAATAATAAGAATGATTCTGGGCATTGGTCATGGATGCACAATGCTGATGCTGAAAAAGCCACCGCTAACCTTTTTCAAAACACTCCTCTTATATTTACTTATAGACCTTTGTCTGAGTGGCTAAACTATTTGATAAAAGATGGACTTCAATTTATAAATCAATCTAAATTAAATCAATACCCAGATTATCATGATGTTAATTTGTTAATCTCTAGTCAAGAAGAAAGATGGAGTCTACCTAAAGCTATAGAATTATGGACTGAGTATCACATTAACTGGATTAAATATATTGATAGAACCAACCACTTAGTAATAGATAATAGTAAAATTGAAGAACAACCCTATGTTGTTGATAGGTTGTCAAAAATTCAATATCGTTTAGAATTAATAAAGAAAATGCCAAATTGGACTTTAATAGAAAAACAACAAATAACGAACCATTTAACTGATTATCAATTAAATTATGTTAATGGTAAAAATTTAAAAGAAATTACAAATTTTTTTGAAAGGTAGAAAATGATAAAACCAGAAGAATTAAAAGATCAAAATTTTAAAATATTCTTAGGTATGCCGATGTACGGCGGTCTTTTAACTGAACCTACAATGCACGGCTTGTTGGAGTTACAACAATTATCAGTGGCCTCTAATGTTGGTTTAAGATTACAATCAATGGGAAATGAGAGTCTTATTACAAGAGCTAGAAATACTATTGTGTCTATGATGATGGATCAACAAGATTTTGTTGCTACACACCTTTTGTTTATAGACGCAGACATAGGTTTCTCGTGGAAAAATATTGAGAGACTATTGTGTGCAGATAAAGATGTAGTTTGTGGTATTTATCCTAGAAAACATTTACATTTAGAAAAACTAAAAGGAATTTTAGAGGAGAGCCCAGATGCTTCGATTGAAGAGATAGAAGCTAAAGCTTTAGGATATAATGTTAATTTTGATAATCCTGAAAAATTATTAGGAGAAAACGGTTTTTTTAAAGTTAATGAGGCTGCCACAGGTATGATGCTTGTAAAGAGAAATGTATTTAGAACTATGTTTAAAAAGTTTCCAGAAAGAAAATATGAAACAGATCAAATAGTTAATGGTAAACATTACAAGTCAGACAATTGTTATGATTTGTTTGCAGTTGGCCCGTACATGACGGCCGGTCAAAAAAGATATTTATCTGAAGATTATTATTTTTCTAGATTGTGGCAAGAGTGTGGTGGTGAAATATGGGCAGACTTAGCTATGCCATTAACTCACTTTGGAAATCGTGCATATAAGGGACACGTTGGTGCTTTAGTAGCAAAAAAAAAATAAGATGAACATTTCTTTAATACAAACATCACATAATGCAATAGGAAGTATTTATATTTGCGAAGATTTTTTATATAACAAAGACTATTTAGAATATTTAAAAAAGTTAGTGCATGACCAAACTTTAAAATCAGACCTTGAGAGTTTACAAAATGTTAAAGCTAAGGCCACAGATTGGACTAAACTTTTGAAAATGGAGGAGATGAAAAACTTTCATCTTAGAATTTTACACACTTTACAAAATATATATAAGTTGAGAACTCCAACACCAAATTCTCCTGTTACATTCGATATGACTGAGGCTTGGGGTATGGTTCATAAAAATAATAATTTTACGACAGAGCATATACATATCCCTAGTGCATGGTCGGGCGCCTTTTATTTTGACGTGCCATCACCAACGTATATGAATTTACCTGACTTTAACGAGTCAATACAGCTTAAAAGTAATATGCTTATTTTGTTTCCTGGTATGAGTAAACATAGTGTTAATGCTCATACAGGAGAAAAAGAAAGAATTTCAATGGGTTTTAACATATCTTGGAAATAGTTTATTTGTAGTATATATTTTAAAAATGCCTTTAGTAAATTTTAGACCAGCACCAGGAATAAACAAAGAAGTCACTGATTATACAGGTCAGGGTAAATGGACCGATGGAGACATGGTGCGTTTTTTTCAAGGTTCTGCACAAAAAATTAAAGGGTGGGAAAAATTTATATCTACGACCTTAATCGGTGCTGCAAGGGACATGCATAATTATGTAGCATTAGATGGCACCAGATACAATGTTATAGGTACAGATAGAAAACTTTATGTCATAGAAGAGGGCTCTGCTTTTGATATAACACCATTAAGAAAAACCACAAGTAGTCTAGCTAATCCTTTTACCACTGATGGAACAACCTCAGTATCTGTTGCAGATACTGGTCATGGAGCAGTCAAAGGGGACTTTGTAACATTTGATTCTTTTTCAGCAATAGACGGATTAGATATGAATAAAGAGTTTGAAATAACGTCTATCACAGATAATAATAATTATGTCGTAACAGCCACGTCTGCTGCTTCTGGATCAACTTCAGGCGGAGGAGGCACCGGTAATGCTAAATATCAAATTTCGATTGGTCCAGAATTTTCTGTGCCTGCTTTTGGTTGGGGAACAGATACTTGGGGTAGCTCAACTTGGGGAACTCCATCAACAACATCAACTGTGACTTTAGAAGCTAGACAATGGTCTTTAGATAACTTTGGTCAAATTTTAATAGCTACTGTGCTTAATGGCGGGGCTTTCGAGTGGGATCCTGATGATGGTACAACTACAAGAGCTACTGCGATAACTAATGCACCAACTAAATCAAGGATAAGTTTGGTATCTACTCCAGACAGACATGTTTTATTTATGGGCACTCAACCCACAATTGGTGGCACTAATGCTCAAGACGATTTATTAATTAGATTTTCAAATCAAGAGGATAGAAATACGTATCAACCAACCGCAGAGAATACTGCAGGTTCATTACGCATAGCTGACGGATCACGGATCGTGGCCGCAGAAAGATCGAGAGGACAGATTCTAGTATGGACTGATACCTCTTTACATGCTTTGCAATTTATAGGTCCGCCTTTTACTTTTGGTTTGAGGCAACTAGGTCAAAATTGTGGTATCGTAGGTAGTCATGCAGGTGTAGATATTAATGGCGTAAGTTATTGGATGTCTCAAGACTCATTCTTTCTGTTTGATGGTTCTGTAAAAAAACTACCTTGCACAGTAGAGCAGTTTGTATTTAATAATATAAATCAAACAGGTTCTGAAAATGCTTTTGCAGGGCACAATGGTGAGTTTAATGAAATAATGTGGTTTTATAATAGAACAGGATCAGATCAAATAAATGCTATAGTTGCTTATAACTATCTAGAAGGCACATGGTGGACTGGCACTTTATCTAGAACAACTTGGACAGATAGAGAGGTTTATGACAACCCCCTAGCGACGGAGTATCTTGAGAGTACAATTGCTAACAATGAGGTTATATCAGGGCTCACTGATGGAGCCACACAAGTGTTTTTACATGAAACAGGTAATGATGCAGACGGTCAAGCCATAACAGCTTTTGTAAAATCAGGAGTGGTGCAAATAGGAGAGGGCAACGATTTTTCTTTTGTATCAAAGATCATACCTGATATAGAAAATCAGGCAGGCACACTTAATGCAAAGTTAGAATTTAAAAATTATCCGAATAACAGCACTAGTGTAACTAAAACTACAAGTTTTTCTGATACTACAGATTTTGTAAGTTTGCGAGGTAGAGGTAGAGAATTTACAGTCAATCTTGTATCTAACACAACAGGCACAGCATGGAGACTAGGCACTCAACGTTTTGATATACAACCAGATGGTAGAAGATAATGGCAAAATTAACATTAACTAGATTTCCTGATCCAAGAGAAAATTACGAAAGACAACAATATGCAGAACTAATTAGACAATTGGAAGATTTAGTTCAACAACTTAATAGTTCTTACACACAAGACACTCAGGAAGAGTCTACAAGAAGGAGTTGGTTTTTTTCAAATGGCTGATGTATTTAAAAGATTTATTACTAATGTAACTACAACAGATTTGACTACGGTATTCACTGTGCCTACAGCAAATGTTGCAGCGACACCACCAGTTCCTGTATCTACATTTATTGTTAAGACCATTAACACACACAACTATGACGGGTCAAATGCTGTGACTGTAAATATTGATCATAATGATGGCAGTGCTGACTTTCAAATATTTCAAGTTGATGTGGCAGCATCAAATACAAATACTATAAGCACCAGTATGGTGTACCAAGAGGGAGATGTAATGAAAGTTCAAGCAAATGCCGCTTCCAGAGCAATGATCGAAGTATCTATACTAGAGGTTAAACAACAACAGTAATGTATGTATTAACAGATGTCCCTAAGGACCTTTTAAATATATTAGATCAGTGTATAAAAGAGAAAGACCTAACAGCATTAAATGCAGATTTAGCCGGAAATATTAAGCACGAATATAGTATACCAAAAGGTAAAGCTGCGATATCTCCTTTTTTAATGCGATTAATAATTGAACATCAAAAAAAATTTCCTGATTTTTTTAAAAAGGCTCACTCTCAATTTAATCATAAACCTTGTGAAATAGAACTTTTTAATCTATGGGTAAACTTTCAGAAAAAATATGAATTTAATCCTATGCACGTACACGATGGTTTATACAGTTTTGTTATTTGGCACAAAGTGCCTTACACCATGGAAAAAGAAAAACAAAGATTTAAAACTATGAAAGAAAAAGACGTAAGAGCAGGCATGTTTGCCTTTTTTTATACTGACCCAGCAGGAAAAGTCACACAGGAAGCTTTACCAGTGGATAATAGCTGGGAGGGCAAAGTTGCTTTATTTCCAGCCATGTTAAATCACATGGTATACCCTTTTTATACTTCAGAGGATTACAGAGTATCTATCTCTGGTAACTTAGGTTTTAAGATATAAACCTATTGATTTCATCTCTTTTCGCCTATAAAACTATATTATGGCAAAAATTGTAGATGAACCAGTTCTTCTACGCTATGACACGATTGACGGCAAACAAGTGCCTGTCTATAGCGCAAAAGTAGAAACAACTGTAACAAATACTAAAACAGGACAAGAGTATAGCAGTCACGAAGAAGTGGATGCTGACATAGCCAACCCTGCAACTGAGACTACTGAAGCGGATATCCGCAGAGATGTGCATGTTATTGCACCAAACTTATTTAGTGGAGCAGCTACCGGGGATGACTAATGTTAAAAAATATATTTAAATCTGCAAAAAAACTTCTTAAAAGTCCAATCGGACAATTAGGTATAGGTCTTTTAGCACCTCAATTACCTTTTTTAAAAGGTATTAGCCCAGCTTTATTACAGGGTGGCATTGGTTTATTGTCTGGTGCAAAACCCGAAGATGTACTTAAAGGTTTAGCATTAGGTGCAGGTCAAGCAGCTCTAACCGGCAAAGGTGGTATATCAAACTTTTTAATGGGAGACGGTACAGGAACAGGTTCATTTATGCAGAGCGGAGAAGCTAAACAGGCAAGAGGAGCAGGTGGAGGTATTTTAGATTTACTTAAAGGTGGAGCTAAGAAAATTTTAGATTTTGCTATTGAGAATCCTGTTGACGCAGCACAAATTGGTTTACTTGCTACTGCCTTGATTGACGGTCAAGATGATCCTAGATTACAAGACGTAGATCCTAGAGCTATTGAGGGTTTAGATTTTGGTAATTTTCAAAAAGGTATGGACGAAGCTAGATTCCAAGCAAAGGGTGGTATAGCAGGTTATGAAGCTGGTGGAGAAAAGATGACTAGCATTGGTATAAACGCAAATACTGGTGAGCCAAGTGGCTTAGTCACCGGACCAGGGACCGGTAAAAGTGACTCGATAAGATTTGTAAGTAGCGAGGCTAAAGTGCCTACAGATATATCAAATGGTGAATTTATAATTACGAAAGAGGCCACAGATAAAATAGGGCCAGAAAACCTTTATGCGTTACAAAGTGCTGTTGATAAGGACGCAGAAACATTTGAAGAGGGCCAAGAGAGGATGGCGATGGTATAATGGCTACATTAGAAGAACTAAGAAATAAATATTATGCAGATCTTTTAAAAAGTGGACAGGATCTTATTACTAATTTACCAGAACTTCCAAAAGAAACTGTGCAGCCTATATCAGATGCAGAAAAACAAGCTTTAGACTTAGCAAGAACAGATATTGCAAATAGACCTGACTTCCTGAACATGGGTGTTGGATCATTAGGTCAGGCATCATTAACTGCAGGTAACGCAGCAACTCAAGCACAACAATCAACAGGTGCCTTTGATCCTTCAAGCATTCAAAATTTTATGAACCCTTTTCAACAAAATGTTATTGATGAATACACTAAAGAAATGCAACGCCAGTTTAATATTCAACAAACTGGCAGAGATGCAAAGGCTACAGCAGCAGGTGCTTTTGGTGGTAGCAGACAAGGTGTTTTAGATGCTGAAGCAGCAACAGGTTTTCAAAGACAATTAGGTCAAGGTATAGCTGGATTATTATCTGGTGGTTTTCAACAAGCACAAAGAGCTGCAATGCAAGCCTTTGAAAATCAACAACGTAGGGGACAACTCGCTGCACAAAATTTAGCAAATATTGGTAGAACACAAACTGGTATTGGTCAAGTTTTTGGACAGTTTGATCCGATAGCATCAGGAGTGACAGAAAGAGACGTAAGTACATTGGCTAGGATAGGTGCTACTGAAAGAGGCATAGGACAGTCAGATCGAGCAGCAGAGTTTGCAAATTTAATGAGAGCTTATAATCAACCATTCACAGCAATGAATTTTCAATCTGGCATTTTAGGGGGCTTTCCATCTTACGCAGAGAGTCAACAAGCACAGTTATATAATCCATTATTTACAGGTATTAACACATTATTTGGACAAAGTTAGTCAATGAGTGAATCAGGATTTGACGTACTAAAGGGTTTTCAACCAGAGGGGGGTTCTATTACCTATGAGCCCTATACACCTATTGTGCCTCAGAACACACCTATTGAGTATCAACAAGAAAGAGCTGAAAAAGATCAGATCTCTATAGATCAAGCAGCTAGAATACAGCAAGACACAAATTTATTTAATTACTATGCTAATCAATATGCAGGGCAAATGTTACCTGTTATTGATGCAGCTAATTTAAACATGGCTAATTATGCACAAATGCTAGGGTTAGGACAAAGATACAGTCCTGATGATTTTAAAAAAATTATAGAGGAGTCTATAGGCCCAATAGAAGAGGACTCAAAAGGTAGACAATTGACAAGATTTATAACAGACGCTTTTAATGCAAGAACACCTTATAGAGGAGTTGCAGGTGCTTTAGATATTTACTTACAAACAGCAGGTAAAA